GTCTTATCCTTTTGGCTACCGCGTTTGGTCTGAAGCTTGATCCCGAAATGCAGACGCAAATCCTCACCGCGGGCCTTAGCCTTATCGGTCTTATCAACGTGTTTCGCAAAGGTAAGTAATGATGATTGACTCAAAGCATTGGCTTCAAGACGCGATTCGCGCAGTGATCCCTGGTGGATCACCTATGCCAACTCGTCGCTGTGCGGTTGTGCATTTTACAGCCGGCGCCACTGCTTTGAGCACGATAGACTGGTGGAAAAAGCCGGCGGCTAAAAGCACTTCCGCTCACGTCGTAATTGACCGAAACGGAAAGATTTTTCAATGCCGTCCTTTTAACAAGACGGCAGGTCATGCTGGTGTTTCTCGCTGGCGCGATCCGGAAACAGATGTTCAGTATACGAACCTGAATCGGTGCAGCATTGGAGTGGAGCTTGCCAACGCAGGCGAAGATGTCGAGCTAGCTCGCAGGTGGTCGTCATTGCCGTTGGTTAAAGCTAAGCATCGAAACGAGTCGGTGGTTAAGCTGTGGGAGGCTTTTCCACCGGCTCAAATTTCTGCCTGTGTAAAGTTACTTGACGCGCTGACTGAGCACTACAACCTTGACGACATAACTGGACATGACTGCATTGCGCCCGAACGCAAGGTTGATCCAGGCCCAGCTTTTCCAATGAAAGAAATCCGTGAGTATTGCTCTTTCCGCGGTATCCCTGTTGTTTACTGGCCATGACGCAAGATAATCCAGTGCTAACTGAAACTGACGACTTTGGTTCAAATGTTGAACACGAAGATCGCTTGCTTGATAAGCAAAAGCTTAGGGAGGCTTTGACCGCAAAACTTGATGTCATGCGGGACGATCCGTTGCGCTTTTACAAGCCGCACGACAAACAAGATCTGTTTCATCGGGCCGGCGACTACAAGCATCGTGCTGTGTTTGCAGGTAACCGCTTTGGCAAGTCGCAAATGGGCGTGGCGGAAGATGCAGCGTTTGTTACAGGGGCGCGTAGCTGGTATCCAGAAGGTGATCCAGCTCGTTATCTTGGCATCCCACAACGTCCTGTGAAGCTTCTTATCATCACAACTGACTGGGATAAGGTCGATGAAATCTTTACCTCCGAGCGAGGCGAACGTGGCAAGATCTGGCGTATGCTTCCTCGCGGCTTTGTTAAGAATAAAAAGCGTAACCATTCAGGTGCTATTGAGATGATGGAAATGACCAATGGTGCTGTCATTCGATTCGACACAGTAAAGTCTTTTGAAGTAAACCCGCAGGGTTCCGAATCATCTGACTGGGACGCAATCCACATTGACGAGCCTTGCAGCGAAGATCAGTATAAAGCGGCTGCTCGTGGCTTGATGGATCGTGGTGGCTCAGACTGGTTTACACTTACGCCCCTTAAAGAACCTTGGATCTACGATAAATTCTTTTCGCGTATTCCTGGCGAAGATGAGATGGGCATGAAGCCTAGGCACTGGGGCGTCCGCGGAACCACCTATGATAATGCTTATCTTTCCAAAGCAGCTATCGAAGATTATGAAGCGAGTCTTACAGAAGACGAACGCCAGTGTCGTTTGCTTGGAATTCCCCTCGAGTTGTCGGGACTGGTCTTCAAAGAATTCTCGTATTCGGGTAACGTGTATAAAGAAATTCCCAATGGTTGGGAAGACATGAGTTTGCCTCCGAAACATTGGCCTATCTGGGTTTCCATTGACCCGCATCCACAAACTCCTGCAATGGTTCTGTTCTGTGCAGCTAGCCCCCATGGCCAGCTGTTCTTTTATGATGAAATCTTCAAATCCATGCCGCTTGACGAACTCGTTGATTCCATTAAAACTCGTATTGCTGGCTATAATTGTGTGCGTGTTAGTGCAGACCCTTGGATCTTTACTGAACACGCTTTGACAGGTCAGTGCATTGCACGCGAGATGGCTCATCGAGGCCTTCGTGTTACTAAGGCATCTAAAGACTTGTCTGGCGGTATCATGCTGGCGCAGCAACAACTTCGTAAAAAAGATCACATCTACGTGTCTGGCCGGCTTCGCAATACACTTTTTGAATTTGCTCACTATGCTTGGGCCTCGAAAGAGAACAAGCCGCGGGATAAGAACGATCACGCAATGGAGTGCTTTCGCCGTATACTCCAAGAAGGCCCACGTTGGTTTGACACAACTCGCTCAAGTGATCCTATTCCTGAGATAGAGTTTAAGGTCGGCACAAAAGAACTATTTTCAATATGATGGAGAAAAGAATTATTAACGAATTAGAGCAAGGGAAGACGAGTCCCTTTTCCCAAGCTCTTCTTGAACACGTCAAGGATCTTGTCGAAATGTCCCGCGACGAGATGAATAAGCATTACCTTCGCTGGGACACCTACGATGATGTCTACAGAGGATACCGCTACCCTGACAAGACAGATTTGGAAGCACGTAAGAAAGAGGAACCCGAAAAAATGGTTGTTCCGCTTGCCTTCGCCCAAATCTCTACGTTCGTGGCGTTTTGTCTTACGCTTTACACCCAACGGGAAGATATCGTTGAGGTTGTGCCTAAAGGACCGGAAGACGAACTGCCCGCCAAACTCGCAGAAGCTTTGATAGCTCGCGATCTTCATGAGAACCAGTTTGTGGTTAAGCTCAAGCAATTTCTTACGGACGTTGCTCGGTTCTCGCTCGGGGTCTTCAAGCACACTTGGTCGCGTGAAGTGGAAACTGTTCGAGTGACGGCTCCCGTAGAAGGAAGCGGGATGGTTCCTGGTGTGGGCTATGAGGAAAAGGTTCGCTTTTTGGGGAACCGCATTGAAAATGTCTCGCCATATCGCTTCTTCCCTGACGTTCGAGTTCCGCTAACGCGTTTTCAAGAGGGCGAGTTCTGTGCTAGTGAAGACGAATATACGATCACTGAACTGAAAAGGCAGCAACGTGATGGGAAAATTGCTGGTGTAAAACATATCCAGGGTTGGAGTCAAGATGTGCTTATTGACCGCTTGCGTAAGTCTCGTTTGTTTTCTCAAAGCATGAATGGCAAAGGGCCAGTGGGACAATCGAAAGGAACTTGCGTTGTGACGGAAGTGCAGGTGTGGCTCTGTCCCGCGGACTTTGAGCTGTCAGACGGAAAGAAACTTGGCGAAGAAGACTATCCCGTGCTTCATGTAGTGACTTACGCTAATGACGAAACGATCCTTCGTGTCGAGCCTATGAACTACGTTCATAATAAGTTTACTTACGATGTAGCAGAGTTTAATCCTGACCAGCATTCGTTCATTAACGTGTCACTGTCTGAGGTCATGGATATGCTCCAAATGACAATTTCTTGGTTCATTAACTCGCATATTACTTCGGTTCGGCGGGTAATTCAGAACCGCTTGATTATTGACCCAACTGGTATTGAAATGGAGGATCTTAAACAAGATCGAGCCTACATAAGACTTAACATGAGCGCAGCTGGTGGAGACGTTCGTCGTTATGTTCAGCAAATGCAAGTTAGCGATGTAACTACAGGCCATGTAAAAGATGCGGGCACTCTTCACGAACTTATGATGGTGGTTACTGGTATTTCAGAGAACTCACTTGGTCAATACTCTTCGGGACGCCGAAGTGCAACGGAGGCGAGAAATGTCAACTTCAATGCGGCCAGCCGGCTTAAGACAATCGCACAGACGATTTATTATCAAGCTCTTGAGCCTATGTTTAATAAGCTTATTGCTAACCTTAGGGATGGGCTTGATGTGGAGACTTACGTCCGATTGAGGGGTGACGCTTCTGATCCAAATGAGTATGGTTACTTTAAAGTATCCCGCGAACAGCTTGTTGGAAACTACGACTTTGGTATCTTCGACTCAACACTCCCGAGCGAAAAAGGCTACATTGCCCAGCAAATTGGGGAACTGCTTCAAGTTATGATGGGTTCGCCAGAAGCAATTCCGATGTTCGGATACGATCCTCGTAAATTGCTTGATCGTATGTTTGAGCTACGTGGTCTGCGTCATCTACAAAACTTAAAACTACCCCAACAAAACTATGCAACTCCAGGAACTCCTCAAGCCGCTGGACTCGATCCAGCTACAGCAGGAGCTGCTGCTCCTCCGCAACAGCTCGCTCCACAAGGCAATACTTTCATCCCTCCAATGGGAAGCTGAGGTTAAAGAAAAACAAATTCTCAACCAACCAACAGAAAGTCTCACAGAAGAAAGTTTTCAAAAAGGATACGCAAAAGCACTTCGTAGGATTCCGAGGCTTCTGGATGAAGCGGAAGAATTCTTAAAACAAACAAAATAAGAACCAAGCATGAATTATAAATACACAAATAGGTTCTTCGACGCCCCAACAGATGACGCTGGTGGAGGTGGCGGAGATATGTCTTCTGCTAGTGAAGGCGAAAGTAACGCAAGCATCTTTGATGACTCTGCTTCTACATCAGAAACCAGCGATAGCGCTGTGTCTACTGAATCAACGCAACCTAATAATGACTGGAGTCCTGATAAAGTTAAAGAAATTATTGCTCAAGCTGCTGCGGCTGGAGCCCAACAAGCCCGCCCGCAAGAGCAGGCGCAAGCGCCCAAGCAATACACGCAAGAGGACATTGACAGGTTCACGAACGCCTTCAAAGCGTCACCGGAACTCATCGGGGAACTGCTCGAAGGCGGTGAAAAAAGCCTTACAGCAATGTCCCAAATTGTCGAGGGCGTAGTTAAACAGGCAACCACAATTTCTTGGTTGCAAGCACAAATGCTCCAAAAGCAAATGGGTGAGCAAATGAATCCTGCTATGGAGTATTATCGTGGTGAGCAAGTTAAACAACTGCGTAATGAATTTTTTGACTCGCACGCTGATCTGAAAGGGCAAGATAAACTCTTGTCCGCGGTGAAAGTTGGCATTGACCAAGAACGTATCCTCGAAGGGAAAACCAAAGAGGAAGCGTTCAAGATCATTGCTGATCGTGCGCGTGAAGTTTTGTCGGCAAACGGAGCTAACGGAGCTAATGGGAATGGAGCACAGCAGAGGCCTGCTGCGCAACAGCCCAAAATGGCAACGCTTAGCCGAGGGAGTCAACATGGTGCTGCGGCCTCTGCTGGGGCTGGCGGCGCTTCCTTAAAGACGGCTGAAACCATCTTTGGGTGATCGAAACCAACTAATAGAAAGAAATAACCAATATGGCTATTCTAGGTCTAATGGATACCGAAAAGTATTCGTCGCAGCGCTTCAAAAACGTGCGTAGGAGTGTTTTCTACTTCTACCCGAACGGCGCTGCTCCGCTTACCGGTATCATGTCTCTTCTTAAGGAAGAGAAATCAAACGACCCCGAGTTCAAGTGGTTCGAGAAGCGCATGGCAGACCAAAGCACTGTCACCGCTATTGCGAACTCCGCGGGGCCGTTCACTACGTCGGGCGGTAACACGGACGCTACAAGTCCAATCACTGTTACCGCGGGTCTGGCAATCCGCGTCAAAACGGCTGCCAATGGCACGGAAAAACTACGTCCTGGTCACGTTGTTCAAATCACTAACGCTGGTCTTACCAGTGGCTCGGCTGATTTGAAACTCGTTGTGACTTCGGTCGTAGATTCCACCAAGTTCGAAGCTCGGTTCCTTGAGGTTCCGTCCAGCACAGTTCTGAATACGACTGCTAACAATGGCAAGGAAGCCCTTGTTGTTGGCTCGTCGTTTGCAGAAGGTGTCGTGGATACGTCTCGTGGTATTTACAATCTCCCTGTGGAGCTTGGAAATTTCACGCAGATCTTCCGCACTCCGTTCACTATCACTGGCACGGCTCTTAAGACATCCGCTCGTTTCGACGAGACTGGTATCTACAAGGATATGGCAAAAGAAGCTTCGGTCAATAACATGATCGAAATTGAAAAGGCCATGCTCTTCGGAACCAAGTCTCTCTACACGGGTGGAGACACGCCGCAGCGCACCATGGGAGGTATCCTGTGGTTCTTGCAGCAGTGGGAAGCCGGCTCGGTGTATGAAAATACTGCCGCGACAGCAGACAGTGACGACAACAAGCGTATCATTGCTAATACCAGTGGCGCCTTGTCTGAGAAGCAATATGACACTTACCTTGAGCGTGTCTTCCGCGTGACGAATAATACCGTCAACGAGAAGCTCGTTCTTTGTGGTTCTGGCTTCCTCAACGTCATCAACCAGCTCTACAAGAGCAAATCAGTGCTTAACACTGATCTTCCTATGACTGATACTTATGGGATGAACGTGGTTAAGCATCTCACGCCGTTCGGGACGATCTTTTACAAGACGCACCCGTTGTTCACTCAAAACCCGACTCTGCGTTACAACGCGCTGGTTCTTGACGCACAGAATCTGGTCTATCGTTACCTCGATGGCCGTGATACTGAGCTGCTCAAGAATCGTCAGCCGAATGACGCGGACTACCGGAAAGATGAGTGGTTGACTGAAGCCGGTTTGGAGTTGCGGTTCCCTGAGAGCCATATGTATATCCAAAACGTGCGCGACTACGCTCCGTAACCTGAGAAAGGATCCTTATGGCTGATCTAACAAGAGCAAACGTAACGATCCTGAACTCGTGGACCGAGGGTAGTGTGACCAGTAAACGGCACACTGCCCTCGATGTCCAAGCGGCAATAACAGCCGCGGGATCAGGAGCAGCAAGCAACAAGATTCCGGCGTCTGCGTTTGGAATGTCTACAATCATCGAAGTTTCTAATGCTGTTGACAGCACTAATGCTTCGGTGCTTACGGCATCTCCAAACTATGCAGACACGGAGGTCTTGCTATCGGCCGGAACTAGTGCTACACCGACTTCGGTGACGGGCACTTACCGGTTCATCATCAAGGGGATTATGAGCTAAGGAGGAAATATGCATGTTCCAAATCTGCGGACTA